CGTACAATGAAAAAACGCCCCAAGGCTGGCGAGGCCGAGGGGCGCATTCATGAACCTTCCTGTAGGAGTCTAACAGATGGACCTTCTTTCGTTTGTACGGACGTTGCCCGGACATTGGGCGTGTGCGCCGATCTATGCCAAGGGCGTGGAGATGCCCAAGGGTGGGACGGCTTGTGGCAAGAACCCGTTAGGGCGGGCGCACCACGACAACCTTACGCCTGAGGCGGCGGCGCTGTACATCGAGCGGGCGCCGGAGACGTTCCAGGCAATCGGCGTGTTTACGGGGCCTCGGAGTAAGGGGCTTGTGATTTTGGATGTGGACGCCAACCTTGGCGCCGTGATGAAGAAGTGGGGGAAAGATCTTGAGGGCGCTCCACGGGTGACATCGCCGAAGAAAGCGGCGGCGAAGTTCCTGTTCACCGTTCCACAGGAGCTGTGGACGGAGGTGAGTGACATCAGCCTGGCGGCGAGTGGAGAAGGCTGGGAAGTGCTGTGGGGCCGTCAGGGGCTTCTAGCAGGCGCTTATTGGTCTGGAGGGGTCTACACACCTGAAGGGGATTTCAATGCCGTTCCAGAGGCTCCTGCGTGGCTCTTAGAGCGCATGAAGGAGTCTTTCCGGGAGAAGAACACGAAAAGTGCCGGGAAGGGCCTGAAGGATGGGCGGTGGGCTTCACGCTCCAAGGAAGAGCGGATGGTGATTGCTCAGTCCTGTTTGTCGGTGATTCAGCCGCAGGGGCGTGGGTCGGAGGATCTGTGGTGGCGGATTGGGGCGATGATCCATTCCGAGCTGCCTGGGGATGAGGGGCTCAATTTGTGGAGGGAGTGGTCGCTCCAGGATGAGGAGTATGCCGATGACTGGGCGGATGGGAAGGATCCGTGTTTGGCCCGGTGGGAGGCTGGGTTTAAGGCTGGTGGTGGGCTGGGGTTTGGCAGCCTGATCAAGCTGGCGGACCACTACGACCCAGATAGGGCGCGATTTCAGAGGGACGGTTGTGCATCGGTTGTCGATGAGGTCGAGGCGAAGCCGGTCCTTTATGCAAGAGCGACTCTTTCGTTTGACGAGGTCATCTCAAAAGCCAAGTCCTACCTCGAAATGGACAACCCGGCGGAGATGAACTTCAACCTGAACAACTTGGCGCTCCAGGCTGGGTATCGGGATCAAGTGGCGTTGGAGAAGCTGATTGTTGATCAGATCCAGTTTGAGGGGGCGAAGGGGGTTATGACCGCTGAGCAGCTGGCCTTGACGGATGACAAGCGGGACTACCTGATTCCCGATGTGTTGCCGCATCCATCGGTGGTGCTGATTTATGGGGCTGGCGGGGACGGCAAGTCCATGTCGGCTTGGACTATTGCGAAGCACATTGCGACGGGCGAGGCGTTTGTTGTGCGGGGGAAGCACGTTCCAGTGCAGCAAGGGCCGGTGTTGCTGCTGAATGGGGATCAGCCTCTGATTCAGCTGAAGGAGCAGCTGGAGGAGGTGGATTATCCGCTGGATCGGAACACGTTCATTCAGACGGACTGGGCGCTCCAGCGGTACGCGCAGTTCATCAAGCTGATGGAGAAGGTCCGGCCCAAGCTGGTGGTGATCGATTCGTTGATCGGGTGCAGTGGTGGAAGGGCGTTTGATGAGAACAAGTCGGATTTTGCGACGCCGCTGTACTGGCTGACCAGGAATAACGGGGTGCTGTTTCCGGCGGCGACGATCCTGATCATTCACCACGCCAATAAGCAGGGCGGGTTTAGGGGGACCTCGGCGATTCGGGATGCGGTGGATGAGACGTGGGCGTTGAAGAAGCCCAGCAAGGAGCAGGTGGAGAAGGGGCAGGCGCCCCAGCACAGTCGGATCATCAGCATTGAGAAGAGCCGTGCAGGGCGCTCTGGGACGGCTCTGGTGATGCGGCAGGAGGATGACCTCAGCTTCTCCGTTGCGGACTTCACGCCGGAGGTCGATCCAACCAATGCGGCGCCGAGTGGTGTGGCGGATCGGGTGTTGCAGCGCTTGCGGGTTGGGTATCCCAGGGAGTTCTCCTCCACGGATTTGCATTCAGATCCGCTTATCCCCGGAAACGTTAAGGCGATCCAGAAATCGCTCCAGCGGTTGACCAAGCGGGGATTAGTTCGTTCGTACCAGCAAGAAGGTCGTTATGGCCGAAAAATGTACCAAGCTGTTCTCTCGCGTGGAGAGGGAGGAGGAGAGTGTCCACCCTTACAGAATGACTGCACTGGAACGGATCTGAGGGTGGACAACCCCCCTGGAACGTCAGATGTGTCCACCCTTAAATCTGCTGATTCGTCCGAGGGTGGACACCTTGTTGGTTCAGAGACCCAGTGTCCACCCTCAGAGCCCAGTGCTGGAGCGGAATCTGCCCAGGGTGGACACTCTGGGCAATATCCCCGCGCGAGGCAAGAGGAGCGCACCAGCGAAGAGATGAAGCGCCTGAAGGATGCAGCGTGGAGTCAGTGGGATGAATGAGGCTGACTTGGAGCGTTTCAGGAAGTGGGAGGAGAAGCTCGTTACCGAGTGGAAGCTCCCGCTTCCCCCTAAGGGGTGGCAAGAGCGGTTGCGGGAGCGCGATGAAGCCGGGGAGACCCGGTATGGCCCTGCAAGTTGTGCTAACGTGACAGGGCCGCAAGGCGTAATTAAGTAGTACACGAATGGATCAAGGCATTCCTCAGCACGTCCTAGTAGCAGCCGAGAAAATCTTGCTGCGAGACTTATTGGACTCACCCACGTTCCAGGCTTGGATGGTCAGTGCGCTTGCCAATGGCTTGAACACTGCCCATCTGACTGGAGCGCAGGCTGATGACGATGATCAGTACCTGCAGTTCAGGCTGAATCAGATGGTGCGTGCCATCCCCTATGAGGTGCGGCGTGAGATGTTCAACACCACGGCGCGACTGATTCGGGAGCGCAAGGAGGGGCGGCAGTAGTGACTAACCACTCCATCAATCCTCCTGAAGAACTGGTTGCCTCGATGATTATGCAAGCGTTTGGTCCTCTTGGCCCTACAGGTCTTGCCGATAAAGAGGAGCTAGCAAAAGCCTTTGCTTCATTTGCTGCAATGGCAGCTGAATGGGGATACCAGAAGCACGAAAGGGCGCTGCTTGACGCCATGCACGCTACCGAACTCCCTCCCTCGTAGTGGAACCCACTTCTATGTCTGAACTTTCACCCCAAGCTCAAGAGGTGTTCTGGGCGTTTAACCGAGCAGCCAGCGGCCAGCCTGATGACTGGCACTATTTGCCTGCCATTGCCGCCGCCCTGCGAGCTGCTGCAGATCAGGTGGTGCCGGAGCACAGACCTTGGCTTCGCACAGGCGGAGAGCCAGCCGCTCGGCACAAGGTGAGACTTGAAATCCTCGCCATCGCCACCGAGCTTGAAACCCAGTAACCATTACCACTAAAACCATGACCGACAAAACACGGCTCCTAAGAGAAATCACAGAAGTCATCCACTTCCATTGCGAACGTGATTCTGGCCGAGAAGAACTTGCTCAGGCTGTGATCGACACCACTGCGGACTGGTTCGAAGATGTTGCACAAAGCATCGGAATTACTCCGAGCGCCGTCCCAACTCTGCTGCGGTGGCAAGCACACCAACACGAACACCTTGGCGAGCAATCGTAGTCACCTTCCCTTAACTGCCTGCTTTGGGTTGGGGGAGCCAGCCGTTACGGGCCATGGCATCGACCGTTTCTTGCTGGGTCAGGTATAGGCGCAGGAACTTGCAGGCGAGTTCTTGGAGTTGCTTGACGTCCTCGCAGGTTTGGATGTCGCGGCGGAAGCGCTCGTAGGCGAATTCTCGTTTTGCGTCCATTGAGTCTCACCGTGAGGACTACTACATTATGCTCGAATACGTGGTCATCGGCCAGACTGGTGATGGACTGGCTGGAACGATGGATCAGCCCCGGACCACCATCACCTATTACAAGCTGAAGCGGGATCCGGGCTACCTGGCGATCGTGAGGTACACGGCGTACCACCCCGATGGGAAGCCAATGAAGATTGGGGAGTATCTGTATCAGGACACGCCGGAGCAGTTCTGCGAGCTGGAGAAGGACATCGAGAAGGCGCTGCAGAACGGGATCGATGCCAGTGTGCTGAGCGCTTACGAACATGAAGTTTTTCCGGTGATCTCCAGCTACCTCCCATAGTGTGCTACCTTATGGAGGTCGTTCGGAGGCCAACCATGCCCCAAGCACAACTCGTTTCCTTTCAGTACAAGCAGGGCAGCGACTACCTGCACATCCACGCCATCGTGGACGATGCGATCCAAGTGCTGCCTGGCGGTCGTTTCGATCCACCCGAATTCGGTCCAGCCATGTGCGAGACCGTCCTAGTGTTGGATGACCCCATCACAGCGGATAACGCACCAACCAATGAAGACGTGGAGCGGATGCTCCCGTGGATCAATGACTGGTCCGTGATTCCTCCTATCGAGTTTGATGACTATGGCGATTGATCCCGTGAACAGCCCCGCCCACTACACGGGCGGGGACATCGAATGTATAGACGCCATCAAGGCGGCTATGACCATGAACGAATACTTCGGTTTTTTGCGGGGCAACACCATCAAATACATCTGGCGGTTCCGCGAGAAGGGTGGTGTGCAGGATCTGCAGAAAGCTGAGTGGTATCTCAGCCGACTTATTCAAGAGTTTCAATTCGACCCGTTTAACGATCCACTCGAATGACCATGTCTACACATCCTTTCGACCAGTTCAAGTACAAGAACGTTCCAGCGTATCTGGATGCAGAGGTTGCTCATCACAACCTTCAGAGGGCTGAGGAGTACAGCCGTTACGGCGACATTGCTGCATCGGTGGATGCGGCGATGGCTGATGAGGCCCGCACTGCAAAGGTGCGGTTTGCCGAGGGCTGGGAGGCTGATGAGGGCGGCTGGTACACGCCCAATGGCATCTCAGAGTTTGACTGGGAACACGAACACGGCTTTCCGTTTCCTGAGGAAATTTGTTGGGAGTCTTTCATTTTTAACCGGCGCATTGAAGCCGGTTGGCTTCTCAACGACAACGGTGAGTGGTACGCACCAGATGGGACACCTGTTCGGCACTGGACTGGGGTTTTGCCGGAGTATTGCGTGGAGTATTGCGAAACCTGATATTTGACCAGTATTGGGCGTTCTGGTAATACCTGGGGCGCCTTTTTCATCCAATCTTTCTGACCACCCATGTCTGACTACAACGTGCTTTTCGGGATCCAGCATCTCGACAGAATTTCGACGTCCATTTCGATTGCGTTTGATACGGAGACGCTCCAGCTGCAGCCCGAGGTGGGCAAGTTGCGGCTGTTGCAGCTCGGTTGTGAGGCAACGAGAACGATTATCATTATTGATTGTTTTGAGTTGGATGAGGCTGAGTGGGAGAGGCTTAGGCTCATGTTCCAGAACGGGGAGAAGTATTGGCTGGCGCATAATGCGGTGTTTGATTTGGGGTGGCTGCAGGAGCATGGGATCTTTCCGCGTGGGCGGATTGGGTGTTCCATGCTGGCGAGCAAGCTGCTGAACAATGGGTTGCCCAACCTGAAGCATGGGCTGGCGCAGGTGGCGAAGCGGTATTTGAAGGTGGATTTGGATAAGGAGCAGCAGAAGTCGGATTGGAGCGCTCCAGTGCTGTCGGAGGAGCAGATGCTGTATGCGGCGAAGGATGTGGAGGTGTTGTTGCAGTTGGATGGGCAGCTGGATCGGTTGCTGATGAATGCTGGGCTGGCGGGCGCTTATGCACTAGAGTGCAAGGCACTCCCGGCTATGGCGCAGATGTGGCGTACCGGGTTGCCCTGGAATCGGTTGGATCTTGAGCAACTTCGTGATGATTACGAACACGACATTGATGCGCTCGGCAGAGACTTTTTACGGGAATTGGATGAGGCGCTTCCGCCGGAAGAAAAGCTGCCAAGGGAAAACCCTTCGGCTAATCGATTGGCGGAACTCAGAAGACGTGTCACCGAAATGGGCCATGACGATGACACGTACCAGCGGTGGTACGCAGAGATCGAAGAGCTGGAAAATGAGCCGCCGCAATTCAATACGAGGGCTAAAGCTGTTGGTTCTGTTCGTCTTGGCACGAAGAAAGAGGCAGGTTTCAACCTGAACAGCCCTAAGCAGTTATTGCATAAATTCACGGTGCTGCTGGGGAAGCAGCCGATTGATGCCAAGACTGGGAAGCCCAGTGCTGGCAAGGCGGCGCTTCGGGAGTATGCAGCGGACCACCATGTTGTGCAGACGTACTTGGCTTGGAAGAAAGCGGAGAAGCGTCGGCAGATGGTGGAGTCGATTCTGGAGAAGATGGATCCGGATGGTTTTGTGCGTGCCAGCTATTTGCAGCTTGGGGCGGAGACCGGAAGGATGTCGTGCTGGATGCCCGTAGTACGTAAGTTGTACCGGGGTGTAGAAGAAACCATAGAAGTGGTCACTGCTGAAGGCGGTCGGTTATGCTGTACAAGTGACCATAAACTCTGGACCGGCAGTAGCTGGGTCAAGGTCGCTGATCTTTCTGTGGGTGACACCCTTGGTTTATTCAAAGAAGTGGGTAGCGCAGCCGGAGAACATCAAAGCGGTGTTGGACGAGTATCTAAGCGAAGCGCGTCCCACGGTGTATCAGGTTGCGGAGACACTGAACTGCACGTATCACAATGTGGTGCGCGTGCTGAAGGAGCAGCTAACGCCGGAAAAACGTCGGGCGGAAAAGGCTCTGCGGCTATCACGCGGGAAAGTAGGTTCGTTGAACCCTATGAAGGGCAAGAGTGGTTCCCTGCACCCCAACTACATAGGGGCGTGCGAGGACCAGAAGGGTTACCTGACTGTGCTCGACAGCAAAGGAAAGAGGGTGTTTCAACATCGGTATGTGATGGCTCAGGCTTTGGGCCTAGAAAAGCTGCCTCGGCATCTGGAAGTTCATCACATCGACGGGGACACACGGAACAACGATCTGGACAATCTGGCGTTAGTAACCTCGAAAGCGCACAAAGCTTTACACCATCAGCGACCCAAGTGGAGTCGGTTAAGTCTGTGGGATCAATGGGAGTCTGGGATATCGAGGTCGAAGGAGACCATTCCTACGCTCTCTACGGATTCTTGAGCCACAACTGCATCAAACCGAACAATCAGAATATTCCCAGGGATGAAGAGTTTCGTCGATGTGTTCAGGCTCCTGATGGTTGGATGCTTGTTGACGCTGACTTTGGTCAGATGGAGTTGCGCCTCGCCGCTGCGGTCGCCCAGGATGAACGGATGACCAAGGCGTTCCAGGCAGGGGAGGATCCGTTGGAGGAGGCGGCGAAGATTCGGGAGCAGTGGTTGAGTACGTACCAAGGGATTAAGGAGTGGCAGCAGCAGAATGCGAATGATGCGGATCGGACGCAGACGCCGGGGAAAGGGAACATGCCGTTTATCAAGATCCCGGAGACGGGGATGCGGCGGTTTTTGCCGGGTGATATGAATCGGCTGACGGTAAGGTGTAATACACCGATCCAGGGGGCTGGTGCGGCGATTCTTAAGTGTGCGCTGGGGAGGTTGTGGTCTCGGGTATTAGAGGCAGGGGAGGACACTGTTCGGATTGCTGGGACGGTCCATGATGAAATCCTGTTGTTGGTGCGGGAAGAGGTGGCGCAGGATTGGGCGGACCAGCTAAAACAAGTGATGGAAGAGGCCGAGGCTAAGTGGCTGGGTGAGATACCGCCGCTGGCAGAAGTGCAAGTCGGTAAGACCTGGGCGGAAACTCACTAGGGAGGACACATGCGGGCCAGCATTTATCGGACAGGTAACGGCTGGTCCTGCCGTGTGCAAAGAGAACTTGGGTATTACAGTACGTTGAGTGAGGCGATGGCTGCCGCGTATGCAACCGAAAACGGGGCGGCAGATCATCATGACCTACCTGCAGTACGAGATCGCCCGTGCCACCACTGCAGATTTGCAGAGGGCAGCGGAGTTCCTTAGCACAGTGCTAGACTATTGCACAGCATCGTATAGCACATGGCGATACGCCACGGCAACAAAACTTACATGCAGATCCTGTTGGATCCGCACCGGGCGGCATTGCTGATGGAGCTGGCGGAGCAGAAGAGCTTACGTCCCACGGCATTGGTGCGGGAGATGGTGTACAAGGTGCTGAAGCAGGAGCTGCCGTCATCGACATATAACGAAGCCGTTGCGAAGGATGAGGCGGCTTGGAGGGAGTCGGTGAGGAAGCGGGTTGAGGGGCGGATGAAACCTAAGGAAAATGTAGAGAGTTAACCCTGTCTTACTGGACTACTAGGGCTACTGTGCTAATTTATGCGGGCAGTCAGCACACGCCCCATGGCATCACGCTACGCGCTCACTTTGTCGCGGCAGGACCAACAGGTTTATTTGGCCGCGTATTACGGAATGCTCCATCCGCATGATGGAATACTGTTCACCGACAAGGCAAAAGATGCCTGTTCGTATGTGACGATAGAGAAGGCTGCGCAGGTGGCACGTGCCATCGCTCCAGCGCTGGGTACTACGCCTGAAATTATGGAGGTGAACTACTAATGGATGCGTTTACGAAGTACATCAGCGACATCCTGCGGTATCCGTTGCTTAATAAGGAGCAGGAGATCTTGCTGGCCCGGCAAGTGCAGGAGTGGCTGCAGGCGGAGAATCCTACGCCGAAGCAGCGGAGGGTTGGGGAGAGGGCGTACCACAAGCTGGTGAATTGTAATTTGCGGCTGGTGGTTTCTATTGCGAAGCGGTATGCGCCCCATGCACGGAGGACGGAGATGGTTGACATCGTGCAGGAGGGGAATATGGGTTTGGCGCATGGGGTGAAGAAGTTTGATCCAGAGCGGGGTTATGCTCTTTCGACCTATGTGTATTGGTGGATTCGGCAGGCGATTACGCGGTATCTGAGTTGTAGTGATCGGGTGATTAGGTTGCCGTCCCATGCGGTTGAGTTGTTGTCCAAGTTGAGGCAGTGGACGCCCCAGTTTGAGGCGATTCATGGGAGGGCGCCCACGTTGGAGGAGTGTGCGGAATTCTGCGGGACTAATCCTTCGAGGATGAGGGATTATCTGGATCGGAGTTTTGATTGTGACAGCTTGGATCGGGTTGTGACCGATGGAGATGCGTTGTTATTGGATGCGATTTCGGATGGGGAGCATCCGATGGACCAGCTAGAAGAGAGTTTTGCGGGGTTTGAGTTGGAGGAGATGCTCGGGCATTTGGATGATGTGGATCGTTCCATCGTGGAGGCGTTGTATGCCTTGAAGGGTGGGGATCCGGCGAGCTATCTTAAGGTGGCCAAGGAGCACGGGATGTCGCGGGAACGTGCCAGGCAGAGGTGTCATCGGGCGTTGACGCGGCTTCGTGTGCTTGCAAACCGGACCAGGCATCGGAAGTGTTCGAGTTGTGGGGAATCTAGTTTTTCGGTTGAGATTCCTGTGGAAAGAGAGCATGTGTTTTGCTCGCCCCAGCATTGGCACATTCGAGAGGATGTGTTGCGTCATTTGATCAAATCGCTTCATGACTATGAGCAAGGCTGAATTGGTTTGGGCGACTCCTGATGCGGAGCGCTTGATGGTGAAGATGGCGCGGGTGTCAAATCCGTCCAATGAGGATAACTTTGAGACCGGACCACGGCTCTTGAAGTATTTGATTGAGCACAAGCATTGGTCGCCGTTTGAGATGGCGAACATGTGCGTCAAGATCCATACTGAGCGGGATATTGCTGCTCAGATTTTGCGGCACAGGTCGTTTTCGTTCCAGGAGTTTTCCACAAGGTATTCCAGGACGCAGCCGGCGGAGATTCCGTATTTTCGCAGGCAGGATACGCAGAATAGGCAGAACAGTTTGGATGATATTCATCCAACGAACCAGCAGGATTTGCAGGTTGGGGCGGCGGCGATTATTCGGGATGCGTTTTTGTACTATGAGTCGTTGCTGGAGCGGGGGGTGGCGAAGGAGACGGCGCGGAGGATTCTGCCGCTTTGTACTCCGACGACGATGTACATGAACGGGACGGTGAGGAGTTGGGTGCATTACCTTGCATTACGTACCAGTGCGGATACGCAGTTTGAGCACAGGCAAGTGGCGCGGGATTGTCAGAGGTTGTTTAGGAAGTGCTTTCCGGCGGTGGCGGAAGCGGCGTTCGGTATAGTGTAGTCATGCAGATCCCATTCCTTAATTGGTTGGAGCGGCAGGCGCTGGAGATCCTGATTAGGAGTCCGCGTACTGGGATGGTGGCGGTGAAGCAGATGGACGGACCACTGCTGTTTGTGGCGAATTCGCCTTTTGATGAAATGCCGATGGATGGTAGTAATCCGGTTGCGGACCACCTAGAACGGATTTATAAGAGTTCTGGCGATGGAACGTCCGAGGGTCCCGATTGAGCAGTTAGAGAAGTACCGCTTCCGGGTTTGTACGCCTGGAGGCGGTTTGTGTGTTGAGACGACTGGGGAGCAGAGTGCGAAGGCGGTGGCGGAGGCGATTTATTGTTCGAGCCACTCTTCGATGCGGGCTTGGCGGGCTTCGGTCCAGTAGGTTCGTTCTTTGAACCATTCTTTCCAGTCGTGGCCTGATTTGTGGCTGTTGCAGGAGAAACAGCAGGCGACCAAATTGCGTTTTTCGGTTAGACCGCCTTTCCACTTGGGGATGACGTGGTCGAGGGTGGTGTTTTTGCCGAGGGGTTCGGCGCAGTAGGCGCAGCAGTAATTCCACTCGGTCAAAATGCGGTCGCGGAAGCGGACCTTTGCCTGCTTCCGTGGGACGAGCTGAGTCTCGTCGATCTGATGGTCCACTACCACCTCGCGCCAGGCAACATCAAGAGGCTTGATACGCGGTTGCTTTTATGGTAGTGGGTTTAACTTTTTTATAATTTGTTTGGGATTATGTAATACTTGGCATTACTGTTTTGTGGTTGTTGTAGTGTCCTGTAATTGAGTAAGAGCGTAGAGGGGTGCTGCTCATGCGGTAAAACACCATTTGACCGATTTTTAGGCCGGGGTAGAGGGGTAAAGAGTGGTAGCGTCTTACGTTTTTCAGTTCGAGGGTGAGGCGGCTGTTGTTCCAGCCTGGATCGCACCAGCCAGCGAGGAGGTGGTTGTAGCCTTCCCTGGCGCGGCTGGATTTGAGGACGAATTGGGCGCTTATGTGGTCGGGCAGATTGAACTGTTCGACGGTTTCGGCTAAGCAGAATTCGTTTGGGAGGAGAGGGTAGGGATCCTCCTCGGTTCGGTCGGATATGTCAATACGGACCAGTTCTTTTTGATCTGCGACCTCGATTAGGAGGTTGTGGCCTAGGACGAGGTCGAGACTTGCAGGGTTTAGAAGCTCCTCGCGGAATGGCCAGACCATCTGGGAACCTTGGCATAGAGCGCGTATTTCCCAATCGCAGAGGATGGTCACAGGCTAGGAGCTGGGCGTTACTACAATAGCCCAGCCCGTTCCAGGGCCATCGATTTCCCAGCGGCGGAGCCAGTTTTTGCGGCTGTATTCGACGTATTCGCCTGCAGCGGAGCTGTTGTTGGCGTAGCCGCCGTTGATCATGTCGGCTTCGCCGTTTGGATCGTGGAAGATGAAGGTGTTGGGGGTGAGGCCGACTAGGCAGGTCCAGTGGCCGCCGCCTCGTGGTGCTTGGACCGGACCATGGTGGAGCCAGCCGACGGCGACGGGACGGTTGTTTTTGAGTTCGTTTTCCAGCATGACGGACGTTCCATTGGAGATGAAGCGGGCGTCGAGGCCGAGGGAACGGAGGGTGTTGACTTGTGCAGTTGTGGAGGTTGTGTCGCCGTAATGGCTGCGGATTCGGTTGTATTCGTCGTCGGAGCCGACTTTGCCGTAGTAACGGGCCAGCATTGCACAGCTACTTGAGAAACATTCTCGATAACCCGTGCCGGAGGTGTTGTCGAGTTGGTATTCGTAGGGGACGCTGAGGCGGATTTTTGAGCTGGATTGTTGCACTGGTTCGTTTTCGTTCATGAGGCGGATTAGTTTTTCGGCGTAGCCGGGGTCGGTGGCGTAGCCTTCACGGACCAAGGCGCGGGCACAGCTTTCGCGGTTGCTGGCGTAGTTGACGCCCTTGTAGTTTTTGTAGTCTCTGTACCAGCGTTGGACGAGATAGTCGATGCAGGCGACGGGGCTGGAAAAATCGATGAATTCGTCGGTGATGGTGACCCATTCACCGTTGATGAACTCGGAGGTTGAGGTGGACGTTCCAGGGCCTTTTAGGCCGAAGAAGTTGTTTTTGCC